AGACCAGATGGTACTCGAAACCGCGTTCTTCCATCTTGGATTGGAATAGCTTCTGCTCTTGGCTTTGCCGACCCTTGAGCAGGTCCTTGCATTCGAGGTAGACCGAAACCGCACCATAGAGGCACACCACCAAGTCGGCTGCGCCTTTGCGCAGCCCAAGCGAAATCAGTCGAGTCAGCCGAGCGACATTACCGCCGCCACCTTCGTTTGGCACACTGTAGAACCAGTAACCTTCGGCCTGGAGCCACCGGACTATTGAGTATTGGATTTTGTCTTCAGGGCGGTTCAAAGCTTGCTCCTAGAACGGGATATCGTCTTCTTCAATCTTGTCATCTTTCGTTTCCTGCAAAGCCCACTCCTGCCCCACAATCCTCGGGTACTTGCCCTCCATCTTGTACTTGACCAACCGAGGCGGATAGGCGCGTTCCATGCGCTGTGTAGCGTCTTCGCCTTGCAGTTCTTCCCAGGGCACGTGACAGCCCTTGGCGAGCTCGCGTAGCCTGGCCTGCGCTTTCTGTTGGGCAAAGCCATCGTGCCAGAGACAAAGGAATTCCTTGATCGAAGAAGTACCAATCGAGCCATAATAGGTCACGACGATCATGGGAAGATCTGACTTTTTCGAACGAGAGACAGTCCAAGTCCAAGACTCAACGAACATCTCGGACGGCTCACGCCCCATGATGTCGTCATTTCGCAACGCCAATTCCTCTTTCTTCGGCTCTGGGAACGGGTGCCCGCAAGCGGGGCAAATTCTGACGGCCGTAGCAACGATCTCACCACATTCACTGCATGACTTCGATGGCGGTATTCCGTCGCCTTCGCCGGCTTTGGTGGGAATTTTGAGCGCCGTGATCGGGCCATGTGTTGCGATGACTCCAGCAAAATCAAGAATGAGGCAATGGTCAGTATGGCTTTTGACACGGAAGCCGCGGCCCACCTGCTGTAGGAAAAGGCCAGGGCTCTGGGTTGGTCGCATGAGTGCGATCAAGTCCGTATCCGGCGCATCAAACCCTGTCGTGAGCACCTGAACATTGACCAGCGCTGTGATCCGCTTGGCTTTGTAATCGGCCAGGATTCGAGCGCGTTCACCATTTGGCGTTTCACCCGTGACCATCTCGGCTGATATTCCACGCTCGCGCAAGACATCGCGAACGTGTTCGGAGTGCTCGACGCCGGCACAAAAGAATAGCCAACTCAAACGACCATCGGCGCGCTGGATAACCTCGTCCACGATCGCAGTATTCTTGTCGGCTGTGTCGACGTGTTTCTGCAACTCGGACTCAATGAAATCTCCGCCGCGCTTGTGCACTCCGATTGTGTCCAGCTTGGCCGAAGTCACCTTTGACCGAAGTTGCGTCAGAAATCCTAGTGCTTGCAGTTCCTCGATTTTGACTGGCTCAATTAAGGCGTCGAAGATTGCCGGCTTGTCGGTAATAAGGCCCCACCCAAGTCTCCACGGGCTCGCTGTCAGACCGATTACACGCAATGCTGGATTGATCTCAGCTAGCGCCTTGAGGAAGTCACGGTATGTTCCTTCGTCTTTGTGGCCGATCATGTGGGCCTCGTCGGCGATCACCAGGTCAATATGCCCAACAAGATCAGCCTTTCGATGGATTGACTGAATCGAGGCGAAGGTGATCGCGTCGATTTCCTTTCGGCGCAAACCAGCAGCATAGACTCCAAGCGGCGCATTTGGCCAAACATGGCGCATTTTCTCGGCATTCTGCTGGACTAGCTCTTGCACATGCACCAACATGAGAATGCGCGTTCCCGGCCAACCCTGAACCGCCTGGCGGCAGATTTCCGCGACTATGACGGACTTGCCAGCGCCGGTTGGAAGGACTAAACATGGATTGCCTTCGTTGGCTGAGAGCCAGTCGAAAGTCATGGTCACTGATCGAGACTGGTACTCTCGAGGCGCTATGGTGCCACCGAAAGCTAGGCCGGTTTGGCCAGACTTTACTTCAATGGCCAATTGACGATTTCCTCTTGTTCCTCTTCTGATCCGGCCAGAGATGAAGGGCCGATGAGCTCGCGTGAGTCGATTCCGTCTTCGCCGTTCACTACGTCTTGCGGTGCCATTCCGCCGCCTACATCGACCACATACACTGCCGAATTCCTGATACCTTCTTTCATCTCCCACGGCACGAGATCGGGATGCACCACATGACTTCGGCAGCCCACACGCTGAAAGTCGGTCGGAATCGGGCCCGCGTCCTTGTTGATAGCGCAAGTCCACGTGCCGTCAGGCTCGGCCGTACTATGAGCGCAAGTTCTGCAATTCGTCTCTCGAGTCGTCTTGGTGACGTGACAGAACTCATGCATGGCACACATCTTGCATTCATACCATGACGGATCAGTCGACAAAGGCGCAGGCATTCGGTCGGAGGTAGAAATTCGCTGACCTCGGGCAATAGCTTTTCGCGCCACTTCCTTGTCGAGTCGAATGCGCTCAGTGTAAATGCTGTCATCGTTTTTGTTTACGGCGGTAAACAGCGTCCGGTCTATTTTGCCGAAGCCGTTCTCTTCGATGAACTTAGGTTCAAAGGTGCCGAGCAGATAGCCTTGAGCCTGAATCCAGTACTCCGGCTTGGATTTTTCGACGCCATTTTTGACGACATCATCGAAAGCCTTCTGGCCCATGGTCTTATTCTCCCAAAGGTGCGGCTTCTCGGGCGCCTCAGGAACGCCAGAAACGATGACACCGTCCATGCTGCCGGAGACGTGGGATGTGGGAGGCGCATCGGCATCTCTTGAAACCTTCGCGACGCCGGTAGCGCCTACGGGGATCGACGCAAACTCGATCCGCTTCTGGTCAAACCCTGTGAACCGAAGGTCCAAACCAGCTTTGCGCAAGAGTCCGGCCATGACCGGTTCCTCGTTGTGTCCGCGCTGAAACAGCCGAAGAATCCGGCCTTTGAAACGCTCGATGACCGCCCAGCGGAAGCCGAGCCATAGTTTTCGGTCGCATGGATGGCCAAGCGTCGAGACGCCCATGTGGGCCCGCGGTGGCTCTTGGTGGGTTTCGAGGTGAGCGTCGATTTTGGCGAGTAGGGGATTGATGACTTCGGTGGACAGTTTGCTCACGACAACCCCTTAACCGGCCAGGTTCCTTTGGTCGATTTGAACCGCTTCAGCAGTTCCTCAATTCCTTCGGTTGCTAGGTATTCAGTGTAGGTCGAAGGAACTTTGAACTCTCCCGATTCACGTGAGTTCTTGAGAGCGTTTTCAATCTCGGAAATCAAGGCTTCATCGGAAAGCCACGGGCGAATGAACTTGCGTTCGTAACTGTTGATTCTCAGACTCTCATAAGTTTCGAGCGTGATCCTAGTGTCCATCTTGTCGCAATGTCTGACCATGTCCTGAACATTCTCGTCAACGTGAAACATGAACTCAGCGCGCTTTTTCGCCAGATGGTCCTCAGAAATCTTGAATGCCATTCTCTTTCTCCTTTCAGGGCCACCGCCTTTCAGCGGCGTCTCACCACTCGGTTTACGTCCGAGAACGCCTCAACGTCGAGCTTACCGTTCAGTCGCTCAGATCGTCACTTCTGCCAAGGCGCCCTGGTAGTCGCGGGCACGGTAGCCGGCTTCGCACCAGCACCAGCTGCGCCGATAGCTGGCATCGGCGCCAGACCGCCCTCAATGGCCTTCCAGCCCTTGACCTCGTTGCGCTGTTCGTAGCCTTCCTGAGGCTTCGAGAGCCCGACCTTGATCTGGAGATTGCCGCCGATCAGCTGGTCGGTATCTTCGATCTTGGCCAACCCGATAGCGCCCATGACGCTGCCGAGCTGGCCCATGCCAATCCGCTCGGCTTCGCTGTTCCGGTTCTTGATGTTCAGGTTGCCGAAGACTACACGGCCGGCGTGAGTCGGGCCCGACACCGCATACTGAACCGCAATATACTGGCCGTCGTTTGCCTTGGTGTTCTTGAGTTCCGCAGACTTGATCTGGGCGATGTACCAGCCTTCAGGGATGGGGTCGAAGTTCTGACCTTCGGGCAATTCCGATTGGTTGAGAGTGATTCCGAGTGATGCCATAGAGTTAAGCGCCCTCCTTCGGCGCAACTACTTCGATACTGAAACTTGGTCGTCCAGGCGTAGTCGTGATAGCCCCGGCCAGCTTGTCGGTGATGCCCTTGTCAGTGGCTTTCCATGCTGCTAGGCGCAGATCCGGTTCCCACTTGAACAGTGTAGTGAGGAACTGCTCAAGACCTGCCTCGCGTGCCAAATCCTGCAGTTCGTCGCCGTTAACCTTGCGGTTCATGCGGCCGACGATCTTGACTTTGTAGGACTGACCGGATGCCGGATCAACGGACTCGAAATTCTGCGTTCCCTCGTCGTTTCCGGTGAATCCGAACTCACGGGCCATTTCGTCCTCGAGCTGACGGCGCTTGGTTTCTGCCGCTTTCTCGGCTTCCTTGGCCGCGAGCCACTGGGCGGCTTTGCTGGCGGGAATCACTTCACACCAGCCTTTGCCATTCCGCCATTCGCCAATTCCGCCGTTCCTCTGACCTTGCGAATCACCGCCCCTAGATCCGGCTCCTCCCACATCTCGAGCCTGCCGCCACGGTTCTTCGCCTGCCAGAGCCCGTCGGTCTGCGTCTGGAACATCCGCATGACCTTGAATCCGCCAGGGGCCTCAGCATCAGCTACCGACTCGACACGCAGGGCGAGAACGATGTCGAAAAAGAACGCGAGCGATTGCGTGAGGGTTTTGCCAGGCATGGACGGCCCGTAGAGCACTTTGCCGCGTTCATCCTGAACTTTGTCTAGCTGGGCGGTCATATAGATATTTCTCCCAGGTAGATCACGGAACTTGCGGATGCGCTCGGCAACGACGTCATTCATATTCCCGTAGGCGGCTCGACCGTCGGCCGATTTCTTCTTCTCGGCATTGAGGCAGACTTCGGCGATATCGGTGATCGAGTCGAGCGCGATGGACTCGAATTGCTTTCCGACGGGATCATTGACAATGAAGTCGTAGACCTCGTCCAGTTTTTCGATACTGTCGATGGCTTCGTACGGAAGATCGAAGTCGGCCAAAGACAGAAGCCCCTTCTCGGTCGAAAGGATCATCGGGTTTGGAAGCCCGCGAATCGCCAGAGTCTTACCAGCTCCTGATTCTCCGAAACAGAGAATCTTGACGCCGTCGGACCCGCCCCCCTTGGTCGATTTGAGTTGCACGCTCATATTGCTCCTTTGTCTCCGGTCACCCTAAGAGACGTGCTTTCGGTCGGTTTTCCTGTCGAAAGCTATGGACAACTTTAGAGCCTTCACGCAATACTGTCAAGCAACGAGGAGAAAATATGAACCGACTCGCAGAACTCCGAAAGCGGTTAAAGGACCGGCGGCTGTATATCGTCGCCAAAGCTATCGGGGTTTCCTACTCTTCCCTTCGGAAAATCTTTACCGGCGAGACCGGAAACCCGTCGATACTCATGGTCGAAAAACTTGAAGCATACCTCGACGGCCGGGAAATCCCGAACGGCGAGACTCAGAAGGTCGGCTAGTCATGGGCAACCTTTCGCCTTTCATGTCGGGCCATGTTCAGCCTCGAGACTCCAAAGGAACGCCCGAGGAACAACTAAGGCAGGCTATAGAATCCGCTGGACTTCCGCCACCTGCGTCAATCCATGTCGACGGTCAGATCCACCGGTTTGCAACATCATCAAAACCGGACGACGATAGCGGATGGTACGTGATCTATTCCGGCGATGTTCCTGCTGGCGCTTTTGGGGACTGGCGGTCTGGCGTCAATCAAAAGTTCGTCGCTGACATCGGACGCAAGCTGACACCAGTTGAGGAAATGCAGAACGCGCAGCGGATTGCAGACGCCAAGCGGCGCAACGAGGAAGACCGCAGAATCCGGAACGAGCGCGCCGCGGATACCTGTCAAGAAATCTGGGACGGTGCGATGGGCGCCGGCCCCGACCATCCGTATTTGAAGCGCAAAGGCATTAGTCCTCATCTTGCCAGGCTTGCCAGTGACGGCCGGCTCATCGTTCCGCTATTCGACGCTGACGGCAATCTATCAACCTTGCAGTACATTGACGCCGACGGTGACAAGAAGTATCACCCGGGCGGCAAAGCGAAAGCGGGCCTGTGCCAGATTGGGGCATTTCCACTTCCTGGTGATGTCAAGGCATCTGGCAAGATTTACATTGCCGAGGGCTATGCAACCTCGGCCACGATTTACGAAGCAACTGGCATGGCCTGTATCGCGGCCTACTCGGCTGGCAACCTTGAGTCGGTAGCCATGATTGTCCGTAACCGGTTTCCGTCTGCGGAAATCGTCATTGTCGCTGACAACGACAAGTTCGATGAGCGGCAGAAAATCTATCCCGGCCGACACTTCGCCGACCTTGCCGCTGCGGTATCTGGCGCCACCGTGGTGATGCCACCGGGTGATCCAGGGTCAGGTGACGCCAACGACTACCGGGCCAATGGCGGCGATTTGATCGCGCTTCTGACGCCAAGCCTGGACATGGTGTCCAAGCTCAAGGCGATCTTCGGCGACGAACTGGGCGACGAATATGAAGCCCCTGACGAGGTGGTGCAGGGCCTAGTTGTCGCGCGTGCCTTGACGGTCATTTACGGCGATTCCAACTCAGGTAAAACATTCTTTGCCTTGTCGCTTGGATGCGCGGTTTCCGAGGGTGTTTCCTGCTATTCCCGTATGACAGACGGCGGCCTTGTCATCTATCTTGCCACTGAAGCGCCGGGTTCCATCCGTGCCCGTATGCAGGCCCTCAAGAGATTTCATCAAGTGAAACTTTCGCGCCTTGTCATGGTCCCCGTTCCGCTCAATTTCTACTCGAATGCTGGTGACGCCATGGACGTTATCCGGCTTGTTGACCAAGTTTCGCGTGCGCGAAATGCACCGGTTAGAATGATTATTGCCGACACTTTGGCTCGCATGTCAGCCGGTGCAAATGAGAACAGCGGCGAGGATATGGGGCCCGTTATGGACCGTTTTGCTTTGGTCGCCGAGCACACCGGAGCGTCGGTTGTCATCATCCACCACAGCGGCAAAGATCAAGCAAAGGGCGCTCGCGGATGGTCAGGAATCCGCGCTCACATCGATACCGAAATTGAAGTCGAAGAATCCGACGGAACACGCTTTGCCAAGGTCACAAAACAACGTGAGCTTGCATCAAAAGGCGACGAAATTGCTTTTGAACTTCAAGTTGTTCAAATGGGAATGTCGAAGTTTGGCGCCGAAGTTACGACATGCGTAGCAGTGCCATCGGAAGGCGAGAAACGCGTCAAAATCGACAAGGCTACACGCGATCGCCACCGCATTCTCAAGGCCGCTTTTGAGTTCAGCGGCATGGATAAACTTGACGGATATCCGTACATCACCCGATCGAGCTTGGTTCAGTATCTTGTCGAGAAAGAGGGCCGCAGTCCTGATTCAGCAAGGCGCGCTGCTACAGAAGCTCCTGATCGGCTGATAGGGTTCCTCACCGTAGCCGGGACCATACAGGCCAAGGGTAACGGGTGGATTGTGACCGATCCGGAGATGGCCTCGGTCATGAATATTTTGGCGTCTGCTAGGGCGAAGAATCAGCAACCTGGAAATGCGGAAATTCAAGTCGGAACCAATGCGGGAGCCGAGGCTAAAACCGAATGAACAACGCACTTCATTCAACATTTCATTTCGTTAATATCTCCAAAATATCTGGACGAGAGAGACATTTCGTAAATGTCCGCGCCGTCCCTTCTGTCCGAAAAGGGCAAAAAACTACCGGACGAAAGGGACGCCACCACTATAGTGGCGTCCAACGTCGTTCGTTTTGCCATTCCAGAGTTTTGTCCAAGGCTGATAGGTGTCTACTTTTTCATACACTGTCTACAAAAGTAGACACTTCCCAAGCCATCAAAAGAAAGGTAGGTTGACCACATGGCAACAAAGAACACTGCTGATGGTAAGGGCAAATTTCAAGGAGATGAGGTAGAACTGCTCTTCAATTCAAGCAATCATTTCGATAGTGAAAAATCAATGGGAGACTACATCGCAACCAACATTTCCGTTTTCTGCGAAGACATCATTGAGGATTCATATCGAGGTTACAGGAGAGAACACAACCTGTTTGGTTTGAAATCCTCCGAGACTGGATCGACTAAGCCATCTGGAACAGGAAGGGTGGATTTCTTTATTCGAGGATCCAGTAATTCTTATCTTGTGGAGATCAAGAATCCTATTCACATATTTTCTGAGCTAACAAAATCAATCGGTCAGATGATGGTATACGGAGAATTGCTGCTCGAATCTGGCGTTCAGGCTCAGATGATACTTGTGACATCAAAGCACGAGAGAATGGTGCCGATCTTGATTAATAAATACCATTTACCGATTAGGTATATTGTCTTTAACAAAGAAATGTCTGTGGAGGCTAAGATCTATGCCTAAAGTCGGAGCGCCCACCAAGTTCAAAAAAGAATACGTCTTCATGGTCGAGAAGATGGCGACGCTCGGACTCACCGACTTGCAAATGGCGGAAGTTCTCGGTGTGGCGGTTTCCACCTTTAGTCTGTGGAAGACAAAACACCCGGAGTTCTCGGAAGCCAACGCGCGGGGCAAGGTTGACCCCAATAGGCAAGTAGAACAGTCCCTCTTTCGCATGGCTCTCGGCGGCTATACCACGAAACGGATCATTCGTGATGCTGACGGCGCTATCGTCAAGACAATTGAGGAAGAGCGGGCAGGCGACGTCACGGCTGCTACAAAGTGGCTCTTCAATCGTGATCCTGAACGGTGGAAAGACAAACAAGAGATTGGCCTATCGGGAGAACTTGGTCTCAACTTTACGAATCTGACTCCCGAGGAATTCGAGAAACGCAAGGCTGAATTGTTGGCGAAGGTAGGGAAGAAGTGAACCAATACCAAATGACTGTTGTTTGCGAAGGCAAAATGGTTTTCCCAATTGATCCAAAAACCGGCGAACCGTTGAGAACAACTTGCTACGATGTTTCACCATGGATCAACCCGGCTAACGGAGAATGCATTTCCTATCAGCAATACCTTGATCGTAGAAATGACCGTTCTGACCCCTGGTATTCATTCGCTCAACTCTCATGACCCCACCCGCCTCCGCTCCCACCTTCCTCGAAACCCTCAGCCCCGACGACCGGATTCTCTACGCCATCATGGTCGAGGAAGAACGCCGCAAAAAGGAAGCCGTCAGCCCGAAGATGGAACTGGCCCGGAACTTCAAGGGCAAGATCATCGGGGCACGCGGCGGTCGTTCTGCCGGCGCCAAGACGACGAGCATGGTATCGCTCAACGTGCAGCAGTCGCACCGCGGCAGACACCGCGTAGTGTGTCTGCGCGAGATCCAAGAAAGCCTCGAGGAATCGCTCTACCAGTCCGTCGAGGAATGCGTCGACCGGCTCGAGTTGCCGGGCTGGCGGTTCCCGCGGTCTCAGGGCTACTGCGAATCGCCGACCGGTTCCCATTGGATCTTCCGCGGTCTCAAAGATCTTCGCGCAGCGCGCAATACCAAGGGCCTACAGGGCTTCGACCGGTTCATCATGGACGAAGCCGCCACCATCATCGGCGAGTCGCTGGACATGGTGATACCGCTGTTAGGCAAGGTCGCCGGCTCACAGCTCTGGTTTGCCTATAACCCCGAAACTGATGCCGATCCGATATTCACGAAAATCTGGTTG